ATTGTAGATCCAATATTAAATTATCTTGATACATATAAAATCAAAGGTATGGTTATAGGTCATACACCACAAATAAACACCGGTATTAATTCAACATGTGATGATAAATTATGGAGAATAGATGTAGCTGCATCTTATGCATTTGATTCGGAAGCGGATACAGAAACGAGTAAAGTGAATAAAAAAAGAGAACCACAGCTATTAGAAATATTACTATTACCAAATAATATGTATAAGTATACATTCAAATTTGATACTAATACAGAAACATATACGTCTATGAGTGCAGGTAGTTCAATTAGTTTTAAACAATTAGAGTTAAAATTACCTTATTAAATATAAATAAAAATTGAAAAATAATTATAATACTATTAACTATAATTATTATTAATTATATAATGTCACTACCGTATTTTAAGGTTAAATGGTTTATTGTTTATTGTAATGGTTCATATATTACAATAAATGATGATGTAAAAGATTTTATATTAAATGATATTAATTATCTTGATACAGTTGATAGTCAACATTATGATCCTGTACTATTTTTCAAATATCTTAAACATATTTCAAAAAAGTATCCAAATATTATTATTGATGTAAATTACAAATATGAATATTTTAACCATTCATATATTAATGAATATATGAATAGATTACATGTATTAAATGGTGTTATAACCAATAATCTAAATGGCTGATTTATTTTTTAAGCATAGCTACATATTTATCTAAATTATTTTTTAATAATCCCATTACTGTTTTTTGTACACCGTTCCAGAAAGCTACACTTTTTTTATCTTCTTCTTTCATAGGATGTTCTTTCATGGCTTCTTGGAATGCAAAATTAACAATTTTAGCGGGTACGCCAATTGGAACCATACCTTTTTCCTGAGCTACTTTTTTAACGTCTAAATTTGCCCATACCCATTTCACGATAGCGCCTCTAGTTACGAGCTGTGGATTTACTTCACGCATTTTTAATATTAAGTATTAATCATATAAAATATTATATTTTTATTTCAAATTTATTATATGATAGTATTTAAAAAGTAATTACTATTATATATAATGATTGAAAATGCGTAAACCAACATATGAAGAATCATTTGCATCGAGTTCAAAAGCATTATATTGGAGTAAAAAAAATCAATTAAATCCAAGTGACATATGGAAAAAATCAGCTAAAAAATATATTTTTGATTGTAGTAAATGTAATCATGAATTTGATATGAGTTTAAATAATATATATAGTAATGAGCAATGGTGTCCATATTGTAATAAAAATAAATTATGTAATAATGATAAATGTAAAATATGTTTTGATAAATCATTTGCATCACATTCACGTGCTAAATATTGGAGTACTAAAAATATATTACAACCACGAAATGTTGCAAAAAATACGCATAAGAAATATTATTTTAATTGTAAAGAATGTAAACATGAATTATATATACAATTAACTAGTATTAGTGGAAAGAATCACTGGTGTAAATATTGTACAAATCAATCAGTATGTGATGCAAATGATTGTAAAATATGTTTTGATAAGTCATTCGCATCACATCCCAAGGCAGAATATTGGAGTAAAATAAATATATTAAATCCAAGAAATGCAATAAAAGGTTCTGAACGTAGATATTTTTTTGATTGTCCAGAATGTAAGCATACATTTGAAACTAGATTAAATAGTGTAACTAGAGGTAGATGGTGTTATTTTTGTTCATCTGCATCTGATGTATTATGTAATAATCAAAACTGTATGGTATGTTTTAATAAATCATTTGCATCACATCCTAAAGCTAAATATTGGAGTTCAAAAAATAAAATTACACCAAGAGAAGTTAAAAAATCTAGCAATCAACGTTTTGTATTTAATTGTGATGAATGTAATAATGAATTTGATGGACATTTAGGAAATATTACATGTGGTAATAATTGGTGTCCAAAATGTGTAAATAAAACAGAAAAAATTTTATATAATGAATTAAAACAATATTATTCTACATTAGAACATCAATTTAGAGTAGATTGGTGTAAAAATAAAAAATTAAATGTAGTTTGGCCTTTTGATTATGTAATTACAGATTTAAAAATAATTATAGAATTGGATGGTGAACAACATTTTACACAGGTTTCTTATTGGAAAAGTCCAGAAATTGCACAAGAAAGAGATATATATAAAATGAAATGTGCAAATGAAAATGGATATTCTGTAATAAGAATATTACAAGATGATGTATATAATAACAAATATAATTGGTTAAATGAACTTAAATTGAATATTGAAAAGATAACTTCTGAAAAAAAAGTTCAAAATATATTCATATGTAAAAAAGATGAGTATAAAATTTTTGATAATATAGAATAAATAAATAATATAGAATAATATTTATTTATTTTTTAACCATATCAACGTATTTTTGTAAATTGTCCTTTAGTAAAGACATTGCAGTTTTTTGTACACCATTCCAGAAAGCTACACTTTTTTTATCTTCTTCTTTCATAGGGTGTTCTTTCATGGCTTCTTGAAATACAAAATTTACGATTTTAGCGGGTACACCAATTGGAACCATACCTTTTTCTTGGGCTACTTTTTTAACGTCTAAATTTGCCCATACGTAGCGTACCAATGAGCCTCTAACTGAAATCTGTGGATTTGCTTCACGACGAGATTTTTTAGATCCCTTTTTAGATCCCTTTTTAGATACTTTTTTAGATACTTTTTTACTAGAACGTCTAGATGATTTTTTACTAGATTTGCGTGATACTTTTTTGCTTCTTTTTTTACCACCGTCTTGTTCGTTTAATAGATTTGCTGCAGCTCTAGTCATTTTATATATATAATATAATAAGTTTTATTTTTGAATTAGGTAATTAAAATTGAAAAAATATAAATAAACGAATATATAGTATATAATTAAACATATAAATGGGAGTACCAAGATTTTTCTCATGGGTCAATAATAACTACAATGTTATTATTGATCCAATTATAAATCCACATGAATTTTATATTGATCTAAATTGTTTATTACACCCAATGTGTTTTGAAGTTGCACACGAAGTATTTAAAGAAAATCCTGATATTGATAATGACAGATTAGAAAATAAAATGTATATTCGAATTATTGAATATATTCAAGAATTATTAGACTATTTAAAACCATCTGAACTTATTTATATTGCAGTTGACGGTGTTGCACCTATGGCAAAAATGAAACATCAACGAATTCGTAGATTTAAATCGGTTAAAGAACAAGAAATACGACAAGAAATTATGACAATTTATAAACAAACTGGATCTAAAAAATGGAACAATGCTGTTATTACACCAGGTACAAATTTTATGAAAAATTTGTCTATACAGTTATTAAAATTTATTAAAAAATACAAAGCAGCACATAATATTAAAATAATTTTATCAACATCAAATACACATGGCGAAGGTGAACATAAAATTCATCAATATTTGAAAGAAGAAAAGAATAGATCAAAAAGTAAAGTAGTTTATGGATTAGATGCAGATTTAATCTTTTTAACAATGGCAGCTCAATTAGATAAATTGTATGTATTTAGAGAGGCACAAGCAATTGATGAAAAATCAACCAAAAAGTTTTTGATGGTTGATATTGATCTATTAAAAAATGGTATATATGAAGATATACAATCTAAAACAAGTAAGAAATTAGAATTAGAGCAAGTAATTAATGATTATATCATGTTAGGATTTTTCTTGGGTAATGATTTTTTACCAAATATACCTTCTTTGACATTATCACCTATTCATCCTAAATTAGAAAATGGTTTAGATATATTACTAGATATTTATCCAAAATTTATAACTGAAAATGATTATATTTATAATAATAATACATCATTGTGTAAATTTTTAGAAATATTATCGAATAGAGAAGAAGAGTATTTTAAAAATGTATATAATAAAGGTAGAATTACATATAGAACGAATGAAACTGATCCATGTAAAGTAGCATTATTTCAGTTTGATAATTTAACATTGAGTGATGTTAACTTTTTAAATATAGGAAAAGATGTTATATCCGAGTATAAAAAAAGATATTATAATCATTTTTTTCATATAAATTATAATAATTCTAAACAATTAGAACAAATATGTCATGATTATTTCATTGGTATTTCATGGGTTAAACATTACTATTTTACTACATGTCCTGATTGGTTATGGTTATATAAACATCATCAAGTACCATTTGTTAGTGATTTATACTATTATATGAAAAATATGAATTTGAATTTACCAACAATAAATGTAGTAAATAATATATATTCTATAAAACCATTAGAGCAATTATTAATGGTTAATCCACCAGAAAATGCCCATATTTTACCAATTGAATGTAGAAGTATATTTAAAAATATAAATTTAAAAAAGTATTTTCCAAAAGAATATGATTTTGATATATTTATGAAAACTAAATTTTGGATGTGTTATGCAGATATACCTAATCCAAATTATGATGATTTTATGAAAGAGATTAATAAAATTAAATATAGTGAAGATTCGGATAAACTGAATAAAAATTTTAAGATATATACTATATAAATATAAGTTTGTTTAAAAAAATTATAAGTAATAGTAATAATAATGAATAAAAATATTAGTGAATCTAGTGTTGAATTACAAAAAAAGATAAAAGAAAAATTAGAAAAATCAAGTAAAGAAGTGAAACCAAAATTTGATCATATATCAAATAGAGTTGATTTTATTCATGCATTATTAAAAAATAAAAAATTAGATCCATTAATAGATATTAATACAAATTTACAAGAGAATTTACAAAAAGGAGGTTTAGAAACAAATGCAGATCAGCATAAAAAAGATATAAGAGATATTTTACAAAAGAAAGTATTAGATTTTAATCAAATTATAAATGATATTGGTGGAAAACTACAATATGTTAAAAGTGGTACCACAGGTCATACATTTAAGGGAATATCATATACTAACAATAACAAAGTAATAAATTACGGTGTTAAAGTAGTAGCATATTCAAAAAAAGAAGCATATGGAGATGTTAATGTTGCAGATAGACCAGAGAATGCGGAAATATTAATGTTAAAGTTATTAAGTGAATTTGTATTAAATGGTCAAACACCTCATATAGTATTACCAATAGGTTCTTTTAATACAAATATTGCTCCATTTGTGAAATTAGCAAAAACATATACAGAATCAAAAAGATTTGAAACATTTTTAGAAAAATATGAGAAAGATGAATATTATGATGATGTAAGTATTTTAATATCAGAATGGGCAAATGGAGGTGATTTTTTAGATTATATTAAAAATTCGTATAAAACAATGAAAGTAAAAGAATGGCGTGTCATATTTTTTCAAATATTAAGTGTATTAGCAGTGATACAAAAAAAATATCCAGCATTTAGACACAATGATTTAAAACCAAATAATATATTGGTTCAAGTAAGTGAATTAAATAATAAGAATTTAAAATTTAGATATGTAATTAATGGTTTTGAATATTATGTACCGAATATAGGTGTTCAAATAAAGTTATGGGATTTTGATTTTGCATGTATACCGGGTATTATTGAAAATTCAAAAGTAGATGCAGAATGGACAGATAAAATAAACATTAAGCCAGAACAGAATAGATATTATGATGTTCATTATTTTTTTAATACATTTACACGAAAAGGATTTTTTAGTGAATTCTGGACAGCACCTGAAATACCCAATGAAGCAAAAGAATTTGTAAGAAGAGTTGTTCCGTTAAAATATGCCGAAGGAGCATATGTATCAGAAAGGGGTCGAATATTACACAATAAAGAATATGTAAGGGCAGATATATTATTAGAAAAAGATATATTTTTTGAAAAAATGAGAGTTAAAAAAGATAACTAAAATTATTTATTTTCTAATATTATAATAATGTTAAAAATTATATTAATAATTATTTTAGTATTTTTAGTATATGTTGTATTTATAAATGAATCGTTTGATATAACAGCAAATTTAAATTTATTAATGGATAAAGCAACATTACTTGATAAGGCAATTGAGTTACCAATTGATGTTTCTTCGAATACAGTAGATTCAAAAATAGATCAAGTTAATTTTAACAAATTACAGACATTTGATTTAGAAAAATTAAAAGCGATAAATAAAATTCTAGAACGAATAAAAGAATTACATGAATATATAGTTTTTAATCCTGCATTAAGACCTGTATCTATAATTCAACCTGATGCTAAAAATTTACAATATATAAATAATTATGTTACTGAAAAATTAAAATATTATTCGGGAAATCAATATAATATATTTATAAATGAGATTGAAGGATTAAAAGGAAGTGAAACTGATAATCAATATTTGATAGAATATAAATTAGTATGTACTGTAGATAAATTACAAATTAAAATAATTATAACGGTAGTTATTAATAAACCACAAATGAATGCAGATATGGAATTATATTTTAAAGATATAAGAATTGATAATCCAGAAATAATTATTACTCCAAATAAAATGAATATTATTTATGAAAATATAAATTAAAATTAATAATTTTGTAAAATTAAATATATTTTACAAAATATATGAAAGATTCAGTATATAATGCAATTATTTTATATTTAATAATTGTGATGGGAGTAATATTTATTAAAGATCCTATATTTTTTAGTAATGGATATAATTTACAAACAAATAATATAGTAGTTTTACCTAATTTTGTAATATTTGTAATTATTATTGCATTTACGAGTTTATATGTTGCTAGGGCTTATAGCTAAAAAAATTGAAAAAAATATTGTTTATAATATTCATTAATAATTAGTAACGCATCGACATATACATTCCGATTTGAAAATGACTGAACAGACTTCTATTGCCAAGTTGTTTAACTCGGTATTTGACAACATCCAGCAGGTAAATGCAGCATCTGCTCAGAAGGACTTGACCATCCAGCAGCTGACATTGACATCCGCCCAGAAGGACGTGAACATCCAGCAGCTGACAGCAGCATCCGCCCAGAAGGACTTGACCATTCAGCAGCTGACTGCTGAAAATGCACGGAAGGATGTCGAGCTTCGGCGGCTGCTAGCATTGGAGCACCAGTTGACTAGTGTGCGAACGGTAGTCAATATGCCGCTACAGCTTGATGGTGCCATTGAGGTGCGGAATGGTATGCTAACCAATATGCTGAATATAGTTCGGCAGCTGATTGGGATGCCTGTGCCTGTTGGGGTACCAAATTAGTTTAACACATTGATTGTTTTATAGATTAACCATATTAAATTCATTTAGGTAAAAATTGAATTTAATACTGTTTAAATCAATAGAATATTAGTATAACGTTATTGTCTAGTGTTGAATATGACATCAATCCTTTCAATGGATGAATCAATTGCAACAACTATGAAAATTAAGGTCCCTCAGTTTACTACTGGTCCTGACCAACATTTTATTAAGACTGTTAAAGATGAGTTTATTGATTATTATATCAAAGATGGTAAATATTTTCGTAATCATGTAACTTATCATGAACCTTTTACGACAGTATTCTTAAAGTTTGATAAGATTTTTAATCTGCTTGCATCATCTAATATGAACAAAACTGATCGATCTAATAAAATTTCTGAAATTTCTATTAAATTGATTTCTCAAATTCCTTATATTATGATTGAGCTAGATTTGGTTCTACCATCGCTGCTTAAAACCCTAAATTGGGAATATTGCAAGCTTGATTATAGTAATTATGACATGTCTCAATTTTCTGGTATGGATGATTCGGGTCCTACGCCTGTACCAACATTTGGTGCATCCGCATGTATGTTTATTATGTATATTAAATCAATTCCTGGTTCTATTCCTATGCATAAGCCTAATGTAACTAATACCGATAATAAGCCGGAACCTAAGGTAGTTATTAATATTGCAGGTGAATATTTAAATGCGGCTCGTCGTGGTGCTGTTAATAAGATTGAAATTCATGAATCTAAAAAGGATGATACAGTTACTACTACAACTACTACTGTATCTAATGAACTTGATGAGAATACCAATATTCGAGTTGATGATATTAAAATTACAGAGGTCAAACCTAAGGTTGTGTCTAAGGGTAAGCGTCCTACTAAGTAATTATATTTTTTTATAAAAATTGAAATAATAACATTTTAATAGAATATGATAAATGTTAATACTCCTACTATAAGACCTTGAAAAATGTCTTCTAATACTTTGCTCAGTACCGTAGCTACAATTCCTAAATTTGATTTTAATCAAAGGGATCAAAAGTTTATTGATGATATCATTAAGAATATTAAAAGTAAGCATTTTCCATCAGATGGTAAATGGTTTCTTAATAATTTTTACTATTTTAAATCTGGATCTAAACTAAAGATTGATCTAGGACGCATTGTTAAAAATATGTCTATTCCTGATGATAAATCTGATCTATCTGTTTCACTTTCAATGAGTTCAGTACATTTGATTTCTCAAATTCAATATATTATTGATGCATTGGTGGTTGAGTTGCCTGCTATGCTCAAGCCATTGAATTGGTTTCTAACTGAAATTCAGTATATGAGTTATGATCCTGATTTTATTCGTACTAATAAATTTACAAATGTAACAATCAAGGGTTCTGGTGCATGTCAAATTATTGCATTTATTGAGCCTATTTCTGGATCTACTCCAATTTGCAAAAATCCAGACTCACCTAAAAATGAAATTATTAATGATGTTACTACTATTACTACTAAAGAAGATTCTGATAATTTTATTAATGTAACAAAGAAGAAAGTTGTTACGAAAGAAAAGACGTGTTTGAATTGTAAGAAAACATTTACTCCTATTCAGGCACATTATCAAAATTGTATTGATTGTAATAAGAAGGTAACAAAGGTAATTACTACTAAAAAGTGCAGTACCTGCCCAACTGTATTTACACCTGAACAGGCACATTATCATAATTGCCCCGCGTGTTTTACCAAGATGCGTGAAAATAATACTAATACTAATACTAATACTAATACTAATACTAATACTAATACCAAGACTGTTGTAACATCTAAAAAGTGCAGCGACTGTTCAGCTGAGTTTAAGCCTATTCAGGCTCATTATCATCAGTGCTCGTCGTGCTTTGGTAAGCGAATTAATAAGTAATACTATATATGTAAATAATGTAATAGTTTATGTTTAGTTATGTTTTTTTTATTTGATAAATAATTTAATTGTAAATTTTTATTTGATGTATTATCATATAGTGTACTATAATAATTTAATACTTCTGACATATACAATAATATATTATCTTTTGTAAAAAAAGTAATGCTGTATTTCTGACATTCTTCGCCTATTTTTTTACAATCGTTTTTAGATATACTATCTTGAATTTTTTTATTAATTTCTAATGATGTTTCTGAATTATTATACAATATTTTTAAATAGTGTATATTTTCAATAAAAAATTTATCATAGTACATTTTATAGTCTTTTGATTTATCTTGATTTTCTAATATTATTATACAACTACCAGTTAATGCTAAATATGGAAATCGACCTGAATATCCTACTCCTTCTATATCTAATAAATATTTATACTTAGTATGATCTTCAAGAGCAACATATGTATGATTAGTAGTATAACTATTTATTAAGTTGTAAAAATACATTGTATCATCTTTTAATTCATTTAATTTTTTTCGAATATCAGATGATGCTATTCCAGACCACATTATTTTATCTTCTTTATTATCCCATAATAGGCTATTATTTAATATATTATGTTTAGTAACAAAGAAATCATTTGACTTTGCATCTGACCAATTATAAAATGAAAAATTTGGAATTGTATTTACAATACAATTAGATGTACAATTAAAATGTAAAAAATATGGATCATAAATTGGATTATCCATTATATTAAATAATAATTCTACATCATTTATTATATATAATTTTAAAGTATCATCTATCATATTTTTAATTGCAGTAAATCTTTCTAATATAGTATTACTAGTATATATGTGCATTATATGTTCGTATGTTGCAACATTGTTTTTAATATTAATATACAATGATACAACATTCGTTTTTTTCCATCTGATTATGTCAAATGAACTATATTTTGTAAGTTCTATTATTGAATTAAATAACATTAGTTAATTTATATATATATATTTTCTTTATATATATATATATATATAAATATATATGGGTGCAGGAATTAGTAAAAATGATATTAAAAATTTAGATAATAAAATTAATGATCTAGTTGCAAAAAATGAACTTACAGATAGCAAATTAACAACAATTATATCAAATAAACTAAGTACATCAAATGGAACAAATACATCAAATGTAACAGGTACATCAAATATGTCAGGTACATTAAACAATATTTCATTTAAATGCATACATAAAGAAACTGCAGCAACTTCAGATAGTTATATACCAGGATATAAAATGAGTATTATTTTACCAGAAAATAATACTCAAATAAATTATGGACTTTTAGGAAATTGGAAGAATAATGACAATAATCGTAAACTTATAACAGATAATATGGTATTTGATGAAGCTGATAATTTAGTTGGAATAAATGTAGACAATGTATTAATAACTGATTTAAATGGTGCATCAATTCAATTAGAAAAATTATGTCATGCAACACCAAGTTCAAATATAATAACAAATATATTTGACCATGTACCTGCAAATCCAACTAGTGTTCAACCTACATATAATATATTTAATAATATATTTAGTAATAGTCGAACACCAGGTAGTAGTATATCACGTACTTCTACAACTAATACAAATTCACCAACTTCTATATGTTCACCTGGATATTTATACTTACCAAATATTTTATCTCATGATATAAATAATAATTTTAATCCTAATTTAGCATGTTTTTCTGCTGTACCTACACAACCACATGTATCAAATATAAATACAATATGTGGCAATAATAATACATTAGTTGAATTACCGGATGTATCTAATATACCATCAAGCGCATATAAAAAAACAAGTGTTGATTTAGGTTATATGACATGTGCATTACCATATGTAGGTGAAACAACTACATGTGAATCAGGATATACACACGTAGCAAATATTTTAGCATATGATTTAAATAGTAAAAATGCAAAACCTAATTTATCGTGCTTCGCTCCTCCTAAAAATGTTTCATTTGAATGTAATAATAGTGGCGAGGTTGTATTTGTATCAGATCAATATGTGCCATCTAATTTAGTTCCAAGTATATTTACACGCAGTACTGAAACTGCACCAGTATTAAATATAGCATGTGCAACAGAAAGACACACATAAACATAACAAAAATAATTATTCTTTATATATATATAAGAATAATAATGGGAGGCAATCAGAGTACATTATCTAATCCAAAAAGTGATTTATCAATTATTAATAATAATATACTAAATGGAATATCTAATTTATCAACACATGGTGATGTAACAAACGCAACATCTAATTTATTATCAACACCTACATTTTTGAATTTAACATCTAATTTATCAACACATGGTGATGTAACAAACGCAACATCTAATTTATTATCAACACCTACATTTTTGAATTTAACATCTAATTTATCAACACGTGCTGATATAACAAGTGCAACATCTAATTTATCAACACGTGCTGATATAACAAGTGCAACATCTAATTTATCAACACTTGATGATATAACAAAAGCAACATCTAGTTTATTATCAACACCTACATTTTTGAATAAAACATCTAGTATATTAACAAATTTAGATACAGTTAATTCATTATTAAGTCCCATGCCATCACAATTATCAAATATTGATAAAAATGTATCAAGTATCGTAGCAAAATTAAATACACCTAGTGTTACAATTGATTATATGTGTCCACCACCACGATTAAATATACCATACACGAATGTACAGGCGAATATATATAGTTTTCTAAATGGTTTTACACGTACACCGACAGGTGTAAAAGGAGCATATTCACAATGTCTAAGTCAATTAGCAGATAATATGATAGTAGCCTATGTTGATAATATTAATTTAATGAATTCGAAAGCACAATATGTTGTAAATAAAGATTTACCAGTTAATATACCATGTGTATATAATGCGATTACATATAAATATATTACACCAGATGAACGACTGAATCTGGAGAATATTAGAAATAATAAATTACAAGAATTGTTTGATAAAAGAAATAATCAATCGATTACCGATAGTGAATATAATTATGAATATAATATAATTAATACATATTATTATAATAGTGTACAACCTAAAGAAGTAGTTAATAAGAATAATGGTACAAGTTATATTCCATCATATATGTTAAATGGTACTAATGAAGGTGGTGGTGCAGAATCTGTATATATTGGTTTAGGTGGATTTATATTCGAAGATAGACCAATACTTGATATTAATGGTAATCCTATAGGTACACGTGCTAAAAATTATAATGGTACAGATATATATGTACCACAAATTAATGGACAATCTATTCCAAAATCCAGTTTATGTTATATGACTCCAACATCAACTATATCTTCCAAACCAAGTGACTTAGTATGTCAAAAACAATATTGTAATTATTTAGATTATAATGATTTTATAATTACTGGTACTAGTAATGGTGTAAGTGAATGTATTATAAATGGTAATGCATATATAGGTAAAAGAGATCCTGCTAAACCTATACCAACATCTGGTGGTATTTGTGCTAATTTTAATACACCAAGCTAACTTTAATATATATTTTTATAAAATGTATTACTATAAAAATATTATTTACCAACAAAAACAACATAATTTTTTTATTACTTTTTCTTCTTTAATTAAAATATCAATAACTTCATTGATATTTTTTAATAATTGTTCATCTTTTTCAACAGTAACTACTTTTTTATCTACAACTATTTTGAATATAATACGAACAATATTTAATAATTCGACATATGTTAATTCCGTTTTTAATTCTATTTCACTATTTTTTAGTTTTACTAATTTTTCAATCAATACAATAATTGATTTAATATCATCTGAATTAATTTTGTTATCTGCAGTAATTACATTAATTATATTAAGTATATCTTTTATTTCTTTATTATTTGTAATTAATAA